ACTGCTTCTCTTACTATTGTGCCTGATATGCCACCACTAAAAGTACCTGTAGTACCTGAGATGCCACCACTAGAAGTTAAGCTTGTTAATGTTCCAACGCTTGTTAGAGAACTGTTCACTACGTTCGATGCTAGTGTTGTTCCTGTTAAGTCTGCTGCTGCTGGAGCAATAAGGTTAGATAGCTTTAGATACTTATAAGCACCGCCACCTTGGTCTAATAGTATAGCGTCTGTAGCGTTCGGGCTTGTCTCTTCTGTGTATTCTGTGATGTATTTATTTGTCATTTTATCCTCCTAGCTCAATTACGTATACAGACATGATTATACTACCAGTTGTTGTTACTTTCCAATAGTCGTTTTTTCTAACAACACAATTAATTGACACTGGTAGCGTTCCTGGTTGTTGGTGCTGTTTCTGCCTAACTGTTGTTGGTGTTGCGTTACTATCTGTTACAATAGCTGTTAAGCCTGTACTTCCTCCAGTGTTACCATCGGCAAATACAAATAAATCGTTATTTGCTTGATATACTGTATCAGAAAAATAAGTTGAATTATCCCATTCTCCTAGCGTCTTCCCTAACACAACTCTACCATCGCCATCTGGAGTTATTGCTATATCTCCGTCTGTTGTTGTTGTTCCGATTTCGCCATCTGCAAAAGTAAGCTCTCCTACTCTAATCTTCTTCCATGTATAAGTAGCATCTCCTAAATCGCCACTCTCATCTGTGTAGTTTCTCGTAGTATCATCAATAGGAGCCATGTCCCCTGTTCTTGCTGCTAGTATTTGATTAACTGCACTAGCTGGCAGTTCATCTCCGTCTGCGAAGTTATTTGGCAAATCAGTCATTATAATTCCCTCCATTTCATATTTATATCGTAGTTTTCTAAGTTAATAGTTATCATTTCAATCTTTGCAAGCTCTCCGTCAAGTCTCATAGCTCCCGTATACCCTGTTAATACATCAGTACCAGTTAGTTCAGATACGCCAAGTATAAAAGGATTGTCCACCGTAAGCTCTCCTACATAGTTTAGTTCTACTCTAGCTTTTGGGTTAAGCTGAAACACTCCATACACGTTAGCTTCCCATACCTTTTTAGTATTAAGGTAAGCCGTTAATAGTCTGTTAGCTACAGCGTCTGCTTCTGCTACATTAAGCTCTGCATAGGTCTTTTGGAACATCTGCTCTCCGTATATATCAGAACTAGAACCATCGCCTATAGTCCAAACCTGTCCAGCTATAGCATCAAGCTTTTCAGAGTTCACTGTTTTAGATAATCGTTCTATAATAGCGTCTTGGTATAAAGGAAAGTTAGCCAATAGGTAAGCGTCTAATGTGCTTCTATCTGTTATATATAACTGTGTTAGTCTATACTCACTATCTATGTATAAGTCTGTTTGTAGCTGTGTCCATATAGTTAAAGAGTTCGCATCTGTTAAAGACGCTGAATCGTTACTAGCTCTTATGCCAGTAAAGAATGTTGTTTCTAATACTTGGTTAATAGCATGAGTTATTACTATCCTATTATATGTGTTATCTATATCGTTATACTCTGCATCTATACTATTAATATTAGTGCCATACTCTGCATCTGTAGCACCTGCACCATTAAACTTCCATTGTGTTGTTGCTGTTGCTTCTCTAGTATCCCATACAAAGTAACCTCTATTATCTACGTAATAAAAGAAGTTTTGATAAGCTGAGTAGTCTCTAATCTTTCCTAGAATAGTATCTTTCTCTTCTATGTAAGGGTTAGCTATGCTCATGCAAACAACGCTGTCAGGGTTTATATCTGTACCCTCAAAGTACTGAGTAAATATACTAACACCATCTTGTGTTTTGTCTACCATTCTAGTAACAAGTTCTGCTGTTGTTCCTGTTGCTAGGCTAACACCATCAGCTTTATAGTATTGTAATATCTTTGTTAATGGCGATACAGTAAAAGTCATATCACCGCGATCATTTGTTGTAGGGTTAGATAAGTTAATCCCATACCATGCCCTTGCTAATACATCATTCTCGTCTTTATCTACTACGTATAACTCTATCTTAAACTTAGTTTTAAACCTTGTTTTATATCCGAAGAACATACTATCAGGGTCTGCTTCGTCATTAAATACTCTACCGTTATTATTTAGGTTAAGACTTGCAGAGCTTTCTTCAAACTCTCCTACATATACATCATCGGGAAATCCTATTGATATACTTCCCCACGATTGCACATACTTGGATATATCTACCCAATCAGCCTCGTAAGTTCCATTAGCTTGCATACGCTTAATAGATAGTATCTTATTGCTTGGTGGTATTGATATGCTACCTCGTTTAACTATTGTTTGGATTGATTCAGCCATTAGCTAATCCCACTCGCTTGAGACATCTTCATTACACCAGTAAACCCGTTACCTTGTAAGTCGTTATAATAGTTATTAAGGTCGAAGCCATTAATCCAATTCATGTGTCCAGCTAACCCATCGAAATAATCAGTTCCCATAGCAGGTCTAGCTATAAAGTAAAAGCTTTCACGCCTATTAATGTCTGATAACAACATTAAGTTAGCCCTTTCCTGTGGTGTTACGTTATTCAAAGTAAGGTCATAGTTGAATGTTGTTCTAACATATATCTTATTAGTTGTACCATCAGACATCTCTTTATTATATTGTTTAAGCTGTGGCTTAACACGCATAGAACCAGCAGAAGCAAGCTCTAGTATCTCTTTACCTATAAAAGCTTGTCCTAGCTTACATGCCATGCTATCCGTCGTTGCTGTAACTGTTATTACCACATTAGTGCCAGGAGTAACTGCTCCAACTTTAAAATAGAAGTTATTATAAACCCTTGATGCTATACCTGCTGAAACTATGAAGTTAGCAGAACCATCTACTAGAAAGTTATTAGAACCATCTACTACGTTTATTGTTTCACCACTTACAACCGAGTTAGATAATGCAGGAGTAAAGTCTGTTGATGTATTATATTTTATTGTAAATACACTCATGTTAGTATTCTCTAATACTATAGTGTCAATCTCTTTAGTTACCGTAAAAGTAAATGTTGCAGTCTCATCGCCTGATGTGCTTACCCATCTTCTCTCAGGGTTTCTATCTATTAATCTATCCTTTGCTGCTGTGTTACTAGCAACCGTTATGTCATCGCTTGTTATATAGTTAGCGTAACAGAATCTTGGTGAGTACATAGTCATTAGGAAATGCTCCGTTCTATTGCTTTTATTTGTGGGTATAATTGTTTAGCTAATTGCTTACCATCTAGGTTTATCTGTACTACTAAAGCACCACCACCGCCACTATTACTTTCAGGTTGTCCTATAGGCTCTACTGTTACTCGTTCTAATCCTGCTTCGTTATCTACTGCTGTCTGTCCTGATGTAGTTGTCGAAGTGTTAGGTCTTTCAAACTGTCCACCTTGTGCGAACCTAGTAGCTTCTATTCCACCTATTAAAGATGCACTTCTTATTGTTTCTGCTGCTATACCTGGTAGATTAAATGGGAATGGTGCTCCTGCTGCTGCTTTCCCTATAGCTTGGAATCCACTTACTGTAGCCTCTGCTATCCCTGCTGCCTTTGATATTTCAAAAAACTCTTTAGTTCCTGACTTAGATATACCAGCTAATGTTTGTATTGCAGTAGCATTTGAATCTATAATATTTTCCCATTTTTCTTTTTCCATTTTCTCTATAATAGCTTTTCCCTGTGCTGCACCAGCTATTGATTGGTCTTGCATAAACTTCATAGCATCAAGTCTTGCTTGCTCTCTTTCTACTCTTCTTTCTTCTTGTTCTTCCTCAGATAACCCTAAATTAGTAGAAGCTTCTTCTCTGTCTTGTGTAGATTGTAATATCTGGTTATCTAGTTCTAATATTTTAAATTGTGCCTGTGAACGTGTTAATGCGTCTAAGCTTGCATCATTTGATAAATCTTTTAACGCTTTCCTATATATCTTGTTATTAGTTATTGATTGTTGTGTTGCTACTTCTGTTCTTTCTAGTGCATCTATTTGCTTCTGTAATCCACCATCAGATAATTCATTTAAAGCCTTATCGAAGTCTAAAACATCGCCTCTAGCTTCATCTAGCCTATTGCTAAGACCTAATAATTCACCACCATAAGCCTTTAAAACCTTTGTAACATTCTTTGTAACATCAGCCATAGCTATTAATACTCTAACAGTTCCTTTAGCTATAGGAAGAAATATATCACCAAGCTCTTTTCTTAATAACGTAAGTCCATCTTTTAAGTTAGACCAGCTACCTAATAGAGACTTAGATTGTTTTATCATTAAGTTATTAAATCTTCCACCCTCAGAAGTCATATTTTTAAATGCTTCTTGAACAGTATCGAAACCTATCTCGCCTTTAGATACCATCTCTGATATTTCAACAGTGGACTTGTTTAATGTTTTAGCTAGTTCTTCAAGTAATGGAACACCAGCAACAGCGAAATCTCTTAATTCTCTCCCTGTTAGTTTAGCCTGTGATTTAATCTGCCCTAAATTAAGTATTAATCTGCCGATAGGAACCCCAAGACCTGCTGCTACATCACCAAGCCTCATAATTGTTTCATTGACTTTATCAGCCTCAACTCCAACAGCTAGTAATTGCTTGGCTGCTGCTGTTATTTCTGTTAATTCAAATGGTGTTGTCTTCGCTGTATCTGCTAATTGTTTTAATAACTTATCTGCTTCCTCTACACTACCAAGCATAGTTTCAAATGATATTCTCCATCCCTCAAACTTACCTGACGTTTTAAGAAACGACAGCATGAATGTAGTAGCACCCCTCATCACTCTACCGAGGTCAGAGAGGGAAACTACTAATTTACTTTTGATAGTGTTTGCAAGTCTACCTAATCTAGTGTTAGCATCCTTATCTCCACGTACCTTTATATCAATTTCAGCTGTCTGCTTACCCATGATTAAACGCTATATATCGCCGATTGTGAATTAACTAACTCAGCTTTAATCTGATAACCTGTTGTTACATCTTTCAATGCTGACAAACTATAACTACCTGTTAGTACATCAGCACTATCTAATTTAGGTTCTTCGCCTAACCAAGTTACTCTAGGCAAGCTAATTGTTAAACTATAAACGCCTGATGCTGAACCAGCTTTATCTGGATGTGTAAGTATCAATTTAACAGCGTTCTCTGTATCGTCTTTGAAGTAGTTATATAACGTTAAGTTATCTTCTTGCTTCATTGTGATACTCATATCAACTGTTCTACTGTTAGGTACGAAAGCTGATGGGTATTTAGAACTAGCGTTGTGGTCGGTTATCATTGATAGGTTGTTATTGATGCTTAAAGAAGCTTCTGTAATAGCAACTGCTACTGTACTTCCAATAACTGAACCAATCTCAATGTGAGCCATCCAACCCTCAAAGATATTAACTGCTGAATAACTTGGGCTTGCTAATGTTCCACCGAATGTGTTTTTCTGTCCCATATAGTTTACACCATAAGTTACAGCACCGTCTTCTGGGATTGTTAGGTCTAAGCTATTAGCGAAACAACTAATGTTATCTGCTAACATTGTGTTAGTACACCCACCGATAAGCTTCTGAACAGTAACGCCTGATGTTGGTATTCCCGTACAAGCGGACCAACCATTAAACGTGTGTGTATAACCTGTTGTAGCCGAACCTGATACTGTGTTATCGCTTCCTAGAATCATAGCTAGGTTGATACCCATAGCTTCATCTGGTATAAAGTCGTAAGTTAAAGAACCTTCTACGTGCTGAGTTCCTTTAATAACGATACTTGGTGCTTCGTTGTTTCTAATCCTGTCTGTTAGTACAGCCTTACTTGGTTTAACTGTTTGTAAATCCTCTCCTGCTGCAATAGTACCTGTGTACGTTGGTACTTTCTTTGTTCCGTATGTTGATTGCTTATCACTAAGCATCACATATCCTTGATTCCCTCTTACATATGTCATTTGTTTTTCCTCCTATTTATTTTGTCTATTGTTAATCGTAAACGGTTTAGTGCTTACTGTTACATTTATATCAAACCATGCTCTATCGTTAGTCGTTTCTAGCCCTCCTATACTTATTCCCATGCTCTCAGCACTATTGACTAGCTGTGGGTTCTCTGTAGCCCCATCAGTATTCAAAGCATCAAGCACCTCTTCTATGAAAGGTAGTAACCCTGTTGTATCTGACTCGTATAGTTTATTATCAGAATCAGGCACTAAAGCTTTCATGCAAGAGATAGTAACGCTCATTACTGCGTCTTTATTCCTTTTCTGCAAAGCTCGTCCATACTGTTCTTCTATACCCTCTATGTTAATTATTATTACTTTCTGTTGGTCTTGTGTAAGCACCATGTTCTTATTGCCTAAGTAAACTTTATACTCTGTTATATTAGCTTCTAGCCTTGTCTTTATCTGATATATAATATCTGTATATACACCTTTGGTCATGCTAATATCCTTTCGTTAGCTTTAAGTATCTCAGCCATGAACTTCTTTTCTATCTTCTTTACTGTTGGCTCTATGAAGTGTCTACCTGCAAAACTAGCTGGTGTGTTCACTCTGCGAACCACTACTACTCCAGACTTAGCCGTGATAGCATCGCTTCTTTTCTTCCCACTTAGACCTTTGCCTTTCATTGATTGAGAAGCAGCCTTATATCGTTTATATAATGTGAATGTACTAGACTTAGCAGCTGTCTTTTTACCTACTTCAAAGACTAATGCTTTTGCATTTTTAGCAACGATAGGTGCTGTCCTCTTCCACCCATTATTAAGGCCAGGAACATGACTCATGTTATTTATAATGCTTGTTATTAATCCACCAGTAAAAGACCACTTCCATCCTTTAGACGTTACGTTTGTTTTTGATGGTGTTGCTGTTTTAATCTCTCTAAGCCCGTAGACACTAGTGTTGGTTAACGCTCGTTTGTATTCCTTTACAGCTTTAGTGCCATAGTTATTAAGCATCTTGTTTACGTCTTTGAAATCAGCTTTTACTGCGAAATTAACCGACATTATCATACCTAACCCGTAAATCTAAACGATCATATACCCATTCTGGTATCTCATCCCTTGTGATACTTAGCTTACTACCATCATCACCTGCTACTGTTCTTATTCCTAGTCCTGTGGTAACTTCTGTCATAGCTAAACATACCTCGTTAATATCATCTGGTGTTGCAGCGTAGCCACACGTTCCTGTAATGACTACACCGTTCTTCCTGTTTGTTGTAAATATAGTATCAGCTATTAAAAGGTTTCCCTCGATATAATAATCTTCGCCCTCTACCATAGCGACATCGTTGTTTAATACTTCTGTTATTGTTAGTATAGGTGCAGGTAGTGCTATATAAGTAGCATCCTCGGACATCATTATGCCATCGCTGTTAGCGTTAAAGTCAAAGCGTACCTTGCTATCTGTTAATGTTTTTGAATGAAAGAATGTATTAGTTCTTTGGTCAATCGTTCTTGAGTTACGTTCTATCTCACGCTCAATCAATGTTGTCTTAGCTGTTACAGTAGTGCTATCTAGTCCAGCCCTTGCTGTAAATTCTATTAGTGTTGCGTAGCCATTTGTTATTGTCATCTTGTTCTCCTTACTATTATTATAAGGAGAAACGGCTAAATATTAAAATTAGCCTAAAGTTGTTTGAGTATCTTAGCTAGTTTAGCCCCTTGTTGTTCCCACCTAAAGCTTTTCTTCATACGCTTAGACCCACGTTTGCCTAGCTCTAGTGCTTTCTGATAGTTATCTTTAACATTAAACACTTGCTTAACTACGCTATCCATATCAGGACTATGTGTGCTTACTTCCATGTTGCCATAGTTAGTGGCTATGATAGTCTCATAATGCCATGTTAAAGGATAGCCTACTTGTGCATCAAACCAATCCTTAACACCAGTTACAGGCGTAGCAATCAATGGACAACCAGTAGATAATATCTCCGTTCCCATGAGCCCCCATCCCTCGCCTAATGTAGAGAATAAGAACACGTGAGCATCGTTATATATCACTCTTAGTTCTTCTTGTGATGTTTTACGCATATCAAAGAATATATTGTTATGTTTACCACCAACCCTAACCTCTTGTGTGCTTAGAAATGCATCTAAGTATTTATCTATATCCGTTATCCCATACTTGCTTGCCTCTTCAAACATCTCTTCTTTGCTTGGTAAGCTTGCGTGGGTTTTTATATATATCTCTATGTCAGGACTATCCCCAATCAATCTAATCAAGTCTGTGGCGTACTGATACCCTTTACGAGTATTCCTAGCACCTGCCCATAGTATCCTAAACTTCTCACCTTTAGCATAGTCTGGTTCTTTACGTTGGTGAAACTTAAAAAAGTCAGAATCAACACCCTCGTTTACTATGATAGGTAACTTCTTTGTATACGGTGCAAAGGCTTCTTGGCAAAACTTACAGGGTACGAATACCACATCAGCCTTGCCTAAGTTATCTCTATAGTTCATTGGTGTCTCTGCAAATTCAAACATAGTAAAGAGTGCGTTCTTCTTACCATCTGTTGGAAAGAATTGGTCTCCAGGTGCTATCTGAAAATGCCACTCAGCAAAAGGATCATCACAGTCTATATGCTTCTTAGTATGCTCATACATATTATTATTATGCATAGAATATCCTAGACCATTCCCTGCTCCTGCATAAGGTTTAGTTAGCCAATAGATGCTATTAGCCATTGATTAAAGTATTACAATCTGGGCAACCCCTTGTTACTCCGTTGTACTCTACTTTTATCCCACATGTAGGACACTTAACTATCTTGCTCTTGGTAACTTTCTTGATAACCTTTCCTTGTACTGCTTTATTCTTTGTTCCTTTTACTGCCATTTTTATACCCTTTCTTTCGTTCATAAATTGCTCAACAAGCTTCTCCTCTTTGTAGAAGTCATGCACGTTCGTTATCTTTGACCCTTTGTACTGCTTATCATAAAAGTAACCAGTGTTAAAGAAGTCCATTCCGTATATTAATATATCGTCGTACTCTTGCATAAGCCAATACAATGCCATTAGCCCTATGCTTGGTTGATATCCTAGTAGCATAGTCTTTAAATCGTTAAACATTCTAGTAGGGTATCTTTCAAACCATCCACCATCTACACAATTACTATAGCCTATCTTACGTGCTGTCTTAAAGTGTTCTTGATAAGGTGAGTAGTTAAACCCATCACCGAAGAACCATATATCAGTCCTACGCTCATGTCTTGGTATGCCCTTGTTGACACGTACCACTACTTCTACATCAAACGTCTTATTAGGTTGTGTAGAACCGTTACATAGTAAAGCTACTCTATCCAAGACTCAATATCCCTTTCCCATCAGCATAATCTACATATCTAGGGTCGTTGTGCATACATACGCATTTATCGTTACACCTAAACTCATAGCCAGCATCTTGTAACTTCTTTCCATACGCTACATCATCTTTATCATGGAATGTTCTATCATAGTCATGCTTGATATCGATACCAGCCTTTAGGATAAAACATTGTCCTGATAGATAACTATACTCGCAATATGGGAAGTCATAAGGTACTTTCATGTGTTTAAGTTCAGGATGGTCTATAACGCACCAATCCCAGAACCGTCCACCCCTTAAGTTATTACACGCAGGTATCTGTACATCATCATCGGTTATATTCTCTTGGAAGTCTCTACTTAGTATTATATCGTCATCCATACATACAATATACTCACCTTTAGCTTCTGTGATACCTATATCCCTCATCCTTGAGGTTTGTCCTGTGTTTGCATCCTTTGCATCCTCTATATATATAATATCCCAAATATCAGGGTCGTGTAATATGCCGACAACAATAATCTCTTTATCGCCTATCTGTCGCATGATAGAGTTATATGTTTCTAAGAACTCACGCTCTCTTGAATAGTTTGTGCGAATAACATAGCTTATCACATTAGCCCAGGCACATACTTTGTATTTTTAAATAACTCATTATTTTCTTGCATTATCTTTATTATTTCTATCTTGCTAAATTCATTAATGTCTATACCGTAATATGTAGATGTAAGTTTATTATCTTTTTCAGATAAATTACGCTTAACTTCTTTTATCCATTCTAGTCTGCTTATTTCTCTAGCTTTTATTATATCATCTTCTGTATATTCCATAATTACCATTATACCACACTTGTCAATAAATAAAAAAGGGCTACCCGAAGATAGCCCAATCTTAAATAACTATAGTCTAGCTAATTATGCAGAAGTAAGAAATCTACAAAGAGCATTACCTCTTGCGATTCCAAAACCTTTACGCATCTGATAGATAAATCTAGTGTTGTTAGAGATAGAATCTGAATATGGGTCTATAAGTAAATCCATTCCATTAGTTCTATTTACTAAGAATACTTTGTTAAAATCACCAACTACACCGTAAGCTGTAGAAGCTGAACTTGTTGCATCTGATACAGAAGCACATTCAACTGCTGGCTTACCATAAATCTTATTCAAATCCATAGCAGCTATTGGTTGATAGATAGGGCTGTTGTTACTATCTTTTAATGTACGGATATAATGCATACCAGTATCACCAAAAACATAAGTAGCGTTAGTTCTATCTAGTTGAGAGATTTTAGTTAATGCTAATGAAAGGTTATCAGCAGTAAGTGAACTAAGGTTAGCTCCTGATAGTACAACTGAGTTTGTTACAGCAGCAGTTAATACACCAGAGTTTAAGTTACTAGCACCAGTACCAGTTCCGTTAAGAATCTGGGTATCTAATGTTTGTCCAGATTTATAAGTTACTTGTTCAGTAATCCAACCAGCTACATCCCAAGACGCATCTGCTAGTAATTCGTTTGATACAGCACCATACACACTAATTCTCTTAACAGGGATTGATACCTGTGCAAGTGTTGAACTAGCCTGAGTTACTGTTCCCTCAGCATCAATAGCTACTGAGAACTCTTGGTCATTCTTGTTTAGAATGAAAGTGTCAGAAGCAGTAGAAACGTTTCTACAAAGAGGAGCCATTACTGACAATTCTCTTGCACCTGTTTCTATCATGTCAAAGTAGTCATCTAATACTAGAAATCCACCAGCAGTAGTTGTTCCTTCAACGTGAGCAGCAGCAGCTTTCAAGCTCATCTTACGTCCAGATTTAGAAGCGTCAATTGCTTCAATGTAAGCCTTAGCTACGAAGTCTGCATGTTCTTCTTTCATTCCTTTAGCTTTTAATATACCCATTTGCTTTCTTAGGTTGTATCCTTTATACTCGTTAGAGCTAATTAATGCAGGTACAGCAATTTTCTTTTCCTCTAGTACCTTTACCTTGTTAGTCAAGTCATCTATCTGTGATTTAGTATCAGCAGTAACTTCTTCGATAACTTCTGTTAATTCTTTTTTAACTTCAACGTCCATCTTATTCTCCTTTAATTAATTTTTCTAAGCTGTTAATTTCTTTTACTTCCTCAGTCTTAACCTGTTCATTGGACTTAGCCATAGGTTTAGCACAAAGTAAATCTTTAACGTAACTATCTACATCTATTGTAAGGACTTCTGCCTCTTCTTCCAAATTAGCCCCTTTTGAGCTTTGTCCCTGTATGTACCCCTCGATAAACGTTAAACGCTCTTTAACACCAACCATGAACGCTCTCATCTCTTCGTGATAGGTCATGTGCGTATCGTTAAGTAACATGTTAGGATCATCCTGTTTAGTTTCAACTTCCTTTTCTTCTATCTCAAACCCGATACTTTTTAGGTCGGCATCGTTTACTAGCCCTTTAGACTTAGCACTCATCAACGCTGTAGGGTTACTAGGTACGCTTACAAGCGATAGCTCTAATAGCTCTACCTTTGTGAATGTTCTGTATGGGGACTTCTTACCATCGCCATCAACCCACTCTTTAGGTATAAATCCTACTGAGCTTGAGTTCATAAAGCCTGACTTGTATAGCTTCCTATAAATATCAGCTTCAGGGTTAATACCTTCCTCTGGGAACTCTATTTTAAACACTAACTTACCGTCTACTACCTTGACGCTCTTAGCTTTACCGATAGCTGGTCTACGATAGTCATGTTGTGGCAATACAACAGGGTTCTTCTTAAAGTTCTTTAAATCCCATGCTTTAACGTCTATACTCTCGCCATCCCTATCCTCTGATGCTGTGGACCCGATCATCTCTATCTCATACTCTCCTAATGCCTTACCATTAATATCTTTCTCTACGCTTACCTCATTAACCATCTTAACTCTTAATAGTTCTTGGTCAGCCTGTAAATGCAACGCTTCCTTTTCTTCTAATCCTACTTCTTTAAACATAATTATCTCCTTCTTGGTTGTCTTGTTGTTCCATTATTACCTCGTCCACCACCTGAGCCGTCCCTACGTGGTATCCCTCCGCAATCTCCTGGGTTTCTTGGACTTATCTCTTTATTCATTTTGTTCTCCTTATTTTGTAACAACATTAGCTAAACGATAATAGTAGTATTAGTAAAAACTTCTTCATTACCATGTTGCTATTGCAATCCTTTTCCAAGTATCTGTTGCTCTACATACATAAATATAATCAGCATCATAGGCTATTGTTCCTGCTGTTCCAGTAGCAGAAGCACTAGCTGGTGTTTTAGTTGTTGTGATTAAATCTCCGCCAACGTTTACATCTCCTGCAACATTAACATCTGCTGTGTAGGTGGATTTCCAGATAGAACCATTATAAACACAAGCATATAAATCGTTGCCTATAGATGTTATCCCATGCCAACTTTTATTCCCTGCAACCAAATCAACGAAAGCTCCACCATCAGTAGACTTCCAGATAGAATTATTAGTTACACTAGCATATAAATCATTTCCGATAGCTGTTATCCCACGCCAACCTTTATTCCCTGCAACCAAGTCAACAAACGCTCCACCATCAGTAGACTTCCAGATAGAACCACCATTAACACCAGCATATACGTCATTACCTATAGATGTCATTCCAACCCAACCTTTATTCCCTGCAACCAAGTCAACAAACGCTCCACCATCAGTAGACTTCCAGATAGAACCACCAATAACACTAGCATATACGTCATTACCTATAGATGTTATTCCAATCCAACTTTTATTCCCTGCAACCAAGTCAACGAAAGCTCCACCATCAGTAGACTTCCAGATAGAACCACCATAAACACAAGCATATACATCATTTCCGATAGCTGTTATCCCAAGCCAACCTTTATTCCCTGCAACCAAGTCAACAAACGCTCCACCATCAGTAGACTTCCAGATAGAACCACCATTAACACAAGCATATACGTCATTTCCGATAGCTGTTATCCCATGCCAACTTTTATTCCCTGCAACTAAATCAACGAAAGCTCCACTTTCACCTTCTCTAACCTTGATGCTCTCAATAGCAACAGTTTTACCTGTGCTGGGTGCTTTAATTATCGGCATAGTTGATTCTATTGCTGTTAATGGCCCATTAACATTTATCTCACTAAAAGTACCTGTAGTACCTGATATA